TTAATATAGGAATAATATAATCTAAAAACATCAATCAAATAGAGATATCTCTAAAGACCCGAATTAATTCCATAAGAATTTTCATTAACTAAATATCCACATATCAACAGATGTCATCTTTTGATCCGAGAAGTACATTCAAGTTATATGTTAGGGAATTATCTACAAGCCATCCTAAAAAGGACCCTAAAAAAGCGAGCCTGAAGACTCGCTCTTTGTTGATTTGTTGTTATTTAATGCCAATCATGGAAGATGTTTTGTCACCTAACATGGTTTCTGGTAACTTTCCGTTCCATTTGTTAATCCACTCTAATTGAAGTAGCATTGGCGTAATAGTTTTCTGTTTTAAACTATTTGCTTCGGCTTCAGCTTTTGCGGCAGTTAACATAGCTTGAGCATTACCATTTGCAGTTGCAATCTTAATTTTGGCTTGTGCTTCAGCGGTTTTAACTTCATTTTCTGCTCTTAGTGCAGATTGTACTGCATTGTTTTTAGCTTCAATTGAACGTTTAAAAGTTTCAGGATAAATTAGATTTGATGTAAATTGATTGATAATGAATCCTTCTTTCAATAATTGTCCTTCTAATAATCGACGAACTTCAATTTCAAATACTGCTCGATTAGATATTAATTCATCCGCTGTGTATTTATTAGTTGCCAATCGGAATGCATCATATACCGCGGTCTTTAAAAATCCTTCCTCAATTTCTGGAAGAGATCTACGATATTTGGCAAAGATTGCAGGAACTTTATCACGTTGAACTGAATAATTCATGATTGGTGAAACGCTAAATTCACTACCATCTTTCGAGTTTACGATAAATGAATTATCAACATCTTCAGTTTTCTTGTATTCTTTGTGTTGAATGTAAGTTGGAAATTCATAAATCTTAGTAGATAGAGGATTATAGAATACTACACCAGTACATTCAGTAACATCATCTACACCTTTACCGCTTCCATACAAATTAACTTTTACACCAACATGTCCTGCATCGATTCTTTCACATGATTGAAATAGAATTATCAATGCAATAAATGCACCAATTCCGATTAAAATTTTCTTTACCATTTTTTTGATTTTTAATTGTTTGTTTAATTGTTCTTGTTTTTCTTGTTCTCTTTCTTTTTCTCTTTGGATTTCCCAATGACTTTTTTCTGAGTAGGTTCCCATACTTTTGATTGATTATAATTAGTACTAATTGATTTTGCTCTTTGTATAATAAGCCATAAAGATAAAGCTATCACACCAAACCAAAGAACTGGCCCGATGAAAGCGATATCTGATGGAGTATTCATTAGCTGATAGATTAAATTCGTTGTTGGAATTAATGCGGTTAAGATGGCTACTATAATTAGACCATCCAAGAATAGTTTTTTGTAATTCATTGTTTGATTATTTAGTTTGTAATGATTTTTTAAGAGCCATAAGATCTTGTTTATACCATTCTTCCTTCGTTAACTTTTTGATTTCTTCGATTTCTGCTTTTTTAGATTCAACATCTTTAAGTAGTTCATCGATTTTTTCTTTCGTTAATGAATGAATAGGCATAGATAGTAAATATGTAAATGAACCATCTAACTGATCGAATTTATGTTTAATCAATTCGGCTTCAATTTGCGCTTTTGGAATGTTATTAATTTTTAGTTTACCATCAACAACCATTTTAATAAATCTAGCACGATTTGATAATCTGATTAAGTCTCGTGTATATAAATCAATGTAGTATTGTTTTCTTTTGTCGTAATAACTTAGACGAAAGTTAACAAAGTAATTGATAATTTCATTTACATTCTTGAAGATAATTAGCTTACCATTTTCATCTAGGCAAGTTAGATTTTCGGTTTCAGCTTCAGCCATTTTCAAATAACCTTCAAGACGAGGTTGATGTTGTTTCATTTCTGCTCTACCAATTTTTACGGTATAGCTAATTCCATTTGAACAATTATCATCATAATGACGAATGATTCCTTTTTCCAAAAGACCATTAAGTATATTGTCGTATTTCTCAAGGGTCATTGAAGGTGGAAGTTCAGAGATTTCTACGGTTGTGGTATCTTTCACATCGTAAATTCCACGAAATACAAATGATGATGCACTGCCATCGACTTTTTCAACCTTTCCATTAAAGTCTTTCCACCAAGGCAAAGGTTCTTTATATTTCTTACCATTAACGACCGCAAGACAAGCATCAATTAAATCTATAGGATTTCTATTTAGAATGTTAGTTGCGAAACCAACCGCAATACCAGAAGATCCATTCAATAAAACAGTAGGAATAATAGGTAAGAAGTATTCAGGTTCAATTTCATTTCCTTCTTCCATTCGAGGTGTAAGTAACTCGAAATCTTTATAAAGCAATCTGAAGTTTTTAGATAACTTGGTAGAGATGTAACGAGGAGCACCAGCTTCAGGAGATCGTAAAGAACCAAATTGACCAATCTCTTCAAGAAGAGGTAGGGAGTTCTTAAATGATTGTGCCATACCAATAATTGCAGCATCAAGCGATGCATTACCATGATGATAAAAAGATTCAACCGCAACCTTACCACTTAATTGAAAAATCTTAAATGGTTTTTCTGTTCCATTCTTCCATGCACGGTTTGCTGTAAAAATAATCTTTCTTTGGGTTGGTTTAAATCCATCGATAACGGATGGAATTGCTCGATTCTCTACTACATATTTTGCATAACTTAAATATTCAGTATCGAGATATTCAGTTACTGACTTTACTTTTTGTTCGGCTACTTTCATATATTTACGCTTTTAACAATTTTGCTTTTCTAGGGGCAGAATCTCCACCGAACCATTCGGATAGAGTTTGTTTGAATAGCTTATCACTGCTAATCAATAAGGTATTTGGGTTACGAATGATATCGTTATATTCCACATCTTCAAGAGATGCAAGTCCTTTTTTGTATTCGATAGACCAAGGTTTTGGATCAATTTCATTAAACCATTTATGATAATCACCATTGGTGTAGAAACTCATTGTTTGTTTTCCTTTTTGAGCAACTACAATAGGTGTCATAATTCTAAAAATTCGATTTTCGGTAAATAGTTCTGGCCAAAATTTAGCGAAGAAATTAATTAACAGAGCAGCGATTGCATCACCATCTGGATCAGCATCGGTATATATGTAAATCTTACCATAACGAAGATTTTCAGGTGCTTCACCTAAACGAAGTCCAAGAGAACCCATAAGATCGACTACTTCACGATTCTTAATAACATCAGAAGGTTTTAATTCATTAACATTTAGAAACTTACCTTTGAGTGGAAATGCACCGAATGATTGTGGATCTCTAAATTTACGAACGGCACTTAATGCACTCATTCCTTCGAAGATACCGAGTACACATTTATCACGATCACCTCTAGATTTTGCATCGATTAATTTCTGAATCTTGGTGGTATCTAGATTTTTGTTTAGTTTACGAAGTTGTGCTCTTTCCTCAGCATCTTTTTTACGATCAATCCAATCAAGTAAAGATTTTACAATTTCTGATTGAAAGATACGCATTGCAAGTTTATCTGAAAGGATGTGAGAAGATCCAAAATCTTTAGGTTCTGTAATTAGCTTTTCTTTTGTTTGTGATGAGAATGCCGGATTGAATACCGTTGCATTCACAAACAAAAAGATGTGATTACGAATTTCTGCAGGTTTTACTTCGACTTTGTGTCTTTTCTTGATTAGAACTCGAAGTTTTTCAACCGCTTGATTTAAGATATAATTGATATGAGTTCCACCATCTTTAGTTTCAATGGAATTAACAAAGGAAACAGATTGGAAAGAACCATTTGACGGTGCAAAAGCGAATTCCCAATTTTCTGAAGATTCGAATAAAGCATCATCGACGTATAATTTAACATATTCTAAAAATGATTTGAAACGAAACTTCTCTTTATTGAAAGTTACTCGAAGACCAGGATTTGCAGCAGCAATATCAATTAAACGTTTACGAATCATTTTGATATGTTCGTCACCAATTGATTGCATTCCAAATTGTTCTAGATCTGCGATATAAGATATTTCAGTAAATTTCCTTTCAGAGTTTGTGATTTTAGGTTCTGTTCTTTTACCCATATTGTCGGTAAAAGTCTGAATGAATTGATTTTTACCATCAGCGGTTTTGACGGTAAATTTCTTGGAAAAGATGTTAGTTAATGTAGAACCTACACCATTGGTACCGGCAACTGTACGAGATTGAGTATCATCGAAATTTGAACCAGCACGAAGATTCGAGAAGATTAGTTCGGGAATCCATTGCTTGTGTTCGGTATGTTGAATAACCGGAATTCCACCATTATCCCAAATGGTAACTTCGTTTGTTTTTTCATTGATGTTTATAACGATGGTATCTAGAGTTTTATTTCTTTTGGATTCATCGACTGAATTGGAAACAATTTCATCGAATAACTTTAAGAAGCCAGGATTGAATTCTATTTCTTCTTTTTGGAATTTTCCATTTGTTAAGAAGTACTCTGATGATTGATGGGGTTTTGTTGATCCGATGTACATTCCCGGTCTTTTTAAGACGTGTTGAATTTCATCGAGCAATTCGTATTTTTTACTTATGTCTACTGCTTTCATTCGAAACGATTAGTATTTATAATATATGTATGGGACGGTATCACCGATTCTAAAATCTTTTGTAGTCTTTACGCTATCACCATCTTCGTAATGATATGTATAGATTGGTTCCATTTGCTGAATGGTTGGATTCCATCGTGAACTAGTATCAATAGATTTGACAACGTGATTAACCACGGTTTTACTTTTTGGTTCTTTACAAGATGATGCGATAGAAGCAATAATTAAAACTGATGTGAGTATTTTTTTCATAGTTATAAATTATATGATGTTAAGAGTTACTAGATATAAGATCTGCTTCGGTTGAACGGAATTTACGACCGGTTGAAAGATCTACGTAAGTTTGTGGTTGATCCGCTTCTTTGCGAATTCTTCCCAATCTTTCTAGTTCTTTTATTCCAGCTTCGTGTGCAGTATCTTCGGTAGCACCGTCATGGTATTTGATATGGAAGTTAAATGCCGTTTTATACATTACTCGTTCAACTCCTTTTAAATTATCGTAGAATGCGTTCATATAGATTTTTTTAGTTATTAGATTATTCCCAAGATGCTTGAATTCCCATTGCGTTTGCTTCGGCTTTACGATTTTCCATTATGGTTTTACCAATTTCAGTAAATGTTGGGTATTCGAAGAACATTTTTAATTGATCGTTCCAAGATGTATTACCTATGAAGGAATTTTCACCAGCATGAAGCGAAACACCTTGATCAGGAAATGCAATTCTGATAGGTTCGGCGAAAGCTTGAGCTTCGTTTAAAGAAACATTTTCTAGGATAATTTCTTTTCGAATACGATTGCTAATTTCATTATAAAGATCAGGATTATCGTAATAATTGGTTGATCCGGTTAGTAATGAATACTCTTTCATGATTGCAGAATATTCAAGAGGAGAAGGAGAAATTGTTATTCTTACCTCTGATTGTTTTTGATTCATCCATTTTTTGTAATCGCTCATGATATGATATTTTTAATTAATTTGATATAACAAATATAATAAAACTTTTGGGAATAAAAAAATCTTTTTGAAAAAAGTTATTAACATTTTTTCATTAATCGAATAAAGTCTCTAGATAGCGACACATTAAATTAAAAGTGTCTAATAAATTCGTAATTTGAATCTCTTAAGGATTCGGCAACTAATTGATTGTATACACCGAAGGTTCCTTCAGTTGCTAATTTGATTGGTGCCCATTTAACAATGTGTGGTTCGTCAAAATTGATTTCACCAGAATACTTGGCTACAAATGTATAATTCATGTAACCATATTTGTGAATTGCAAATATAAGTTTTAGATCATGTACATCTAAACCGGTTTCTTCCTTTGTTTCTCGTATTGCAGTTAGAATAGGATCACCATTATCTTCAGGATCGGCTTTACCACCAGGTAAACCAAAATCAGAATGATTATCTTTTCTAGAAACACAGAGAATTTTTCCTTCCTCATTAATGAGAACAACTTGAGCACTAATCTTTTGCATGTATATGTGTTTTATATTTAATTTGATATTACAAATATAAAACAAAAACCCGAGATTAAAAAATCTCGGGTCTGAAAGTTATTAACAATTTTATGTTATTTAACTAGATAAGCATCTAGTGGTTTTGTAGGAGGTTCATTTTTGAAGTAGTAAACAACCTTCTTTTTAGCGTTATAGAATGTGATGGTCTTTCTAAAAGCAGTAGGGATCGTTGCTCCACTAGGTAATTTAGTGGCACCCTTTTCAAATATAACATCGATTCGAATAATTAATGAATCAGTTTTAGACCACTCACGTTCGTTTGCTTCGAGTTGTTTCCAAACTCCTCTATTTAATTTGTAGTGTTGTAGAGCGCAATTCAAATATGAGAATGTTAGTAATAGAGTTTCGCGATTAACACAGAAATCTGCTGCAGGAGCCATATGACCTTTATCGTATACGTTCTCAGCATAATCAGCATTGTCGCTTGTTGTAATTCCTTTTTCGGTATAAAAATCCATTCCATCTCGTTTTGCTCCACAATCACGGTGCTTGACTGAATACTCTAACCAAAGAGGTTGTTGTAGAGATTGGGAATACTTTACAGTATAGATTGGTCGTTTTACTAATGTATCTTGCGAATATCCAAAAAATGGAAGACATAAGATTAATAAGAATAGTAGTTTTTTCATGTTAGAATTTTCCTTCTGAATTTCGATATTTTACAGTTAACTTTGGAATGTAAATCATCGAGTGCTTGTTACTATCATCTTCTACGATTCTTTTAATTCTTTCGGTGTTATCCCAATCGCCAGGAAAGCATTCTTTTCTACGTGGTTGCGTAGCTTTTTGCTGATCCCAAGTACGATACTTGATATATTTTAAAGGTTCCATTTTCCAAGTCATTGCAGAATGACATTGTCCACCAAGACCTAAAGTGTAGTTATTCTCCGCATTCTCATAAGTTCCTTTGTCCGGGAAATACATGTATGAACCGGTATCGCCTTTAACTCTTTTCTTACGGGCTTGTGTTAAACTATAAACAACTTCTGGGTATTGTGTATATGCGGTAGCATGAGTTTTTAAATGGTCAGTTTTCCAGGCATCATCATGGTCAAGACGTGCAAAATATTTAATACCATCTTTTTTCATTTGAGCGATGGTAGCGTTTGCCGCTGTGTTTCCTCCAGTCAGATGCGGGATAGATCCATCATATTTGTCTCTTTCTCCCGGCGTTTTTAAATTATCCATCCAAAGTTTATCTTTTGGAACGATAGATGCAGCAAGTTTTTCAATTTCCGGCCATTCTTCTTGTGGATATGCATCACCCATGATGTAGACTTTCCATTCTGGCCAACTCTGTGCTTTAACTGACTCTAAACATTCTCTCAGAACTTTTTCGGTGGACATGTGATTTTGTCTACCACCAGAATCAATTTTGTAAGTAGTGATACAGATACCAAACTTAACACCTTTATCTGGAGTAGCAGTAAGTGCAGCTTCGTTAACGGTTTCTAAATTAACCCATTTAGTTTGCTCATTAAGAACGAAGTTTTTATACTTTAAAAATTCCATTAATATTGTTGTATTTTGTTATTTATCCTTGTTTCCTTGCAGGAATTCCAATATAAGTTCCTGGCTCGGTAATATTTTTGGTTACCACGGCTCCGGCTCCAATAATAACACCAGAGCAAATTTGGATTTTTGGAAGAATTGTTGCATTAGTTCCTATTCTACAAAAGTTTCCAATTTTGGCACCGCCTAGAATTTTAGCTCCTGGCATGATCTCATTAAAGTCTCCAATTTCTGAATCATGGAATAAACCTGCATAACAATTTATAAGATTGCCTATTCCAATTTTTGCATCAGTTTCCACCAAGGTATAGTCTAATAAGATGTTCCCTGTGTCAATCTCGGATCTCTCTTGAATGGAAGATAATTCCGATAAGATATTAATTGGTGTGGCGCCTAAGTTAACTAGATGATTAAAGAAGTACTCTCGCCATTTAGGATTTCCAATACAAATTGAGAAAATTACATCACCACCTTCTGAAATATAGTCCTTTATTGGTTGAAGTTCGTGAATGATTTTATGCTCATATAGGTTCTCTTCTGCTTCATCAGTATCATCAAAGAAGATAACTCGAGGATTTCTATTATACAAAGGAAGTACTTGTTTAGCTAATCCATTAGCTCCTATAACTATGTGCATATTAGAAGGTTTTAATTATAGTTGCGGTAATTTCATCGATATCCATAAGAGTTACACCATCATGACATGGTAGGCAAAGAACTCTTTTTGAAACATCTTCACTAACTGGACATGGTTGAGAATCAAAAATTTTGAATTCATTAACCGATGGATAGAAGTAACGACGAGGCATAATTTTAATTGCTTCTAATGCCGCATATACTTTAAGACATTGTTCTTCTGATTCAAATATGATTGGGAAATATGAGTAATTATAAGAGTCTTTATTGATTTCTTGAAAACGAACCGGAAGACCATCCATACGATGTTTATACATAAGAGTTAGTAACTGTCGATGTATAATCGTTTTAGGTAACATCTTCAAATTAGCTAATCCCATTGCTGCAGATATCTCATGCATTTTAGCATTAGTTCCTTCATGTACAATATCTTTCGTTTCGTTATGACCAAAGAAACGAAGTCTTTCTATACGTTTAGCTAGCTCAGGATTTCTGGTAATGATAGATCCACCTTCACCAGTATTGTAAATTTTTGTTGCATGATATGAATGAGTTGTAATATCTCCGAATTGAGAAAGATCTACACCTCTGAATTTTACACCAACGGCATGAGCACCATCGTAAATAACTTTTAATGCATGTTTATCTGCAATTTCTTGAATAGAAACCACATCACATGGATTTGAAAATACATGAACTGCTAAAATAGCAGATGTTCTTTCTGTGATTTTTTCTTCAATTTTAGATGGATCGATATTAAGTGTATAAGGATCAATATCAACAAAAATAGGTTCATAATCTTGCCATTGAATAGCCGATGCCGTTGCAATCCAGGTAAATGGAGTTGTAATAATTTCACTTCCTTTAGGAAGTTCTAAAGCTCTCATTGCAACTTCGAGTGCAATAGTTCCGTTTGTAACTAATGATAGATGAGGAATCTGCCATTGTTCTTTTAACCTTTGTTCAAGTTCTTTGACTTTAGGTCCGTTATGTGTTAGGATTCCACTTTCCCAAACTTCTTTTGCAAGATTTGCAAATTCCTCAAAGTTAGTTAGTGAAGGTTCTGATACTAGTAGACGATACATATGTTTGCCAATTTGATTGTTTTAATATACTTTTATGATGAGAATTATCTTTATTCTCTATCTTGATTTTAAGATCTCGAATAAGTTCCACGAAATGATCGCAAACAAATTCATGTGATTCGTTAACATTTCCTTCAATAAGAGAAAGGCTTACTTTAACAGATTCATCTACTCTAGGAGTAAATATTTTATCCGCTTTAATAGTTCCTCGAGTTCCAACGATTTCCACGTCACAACGATAAGTTGATTCAAAACTCCAGGTTAAAAATGCAGATATTCCCATATCATCGATGATAAATGTTCTTCCTGAAAGATCGATATCTAGAGATTTTGATAGATGAGTAACCGCATCTAGCCTTTGTGGTGTTCCCATTAGCAAAGAAGCTAACTTGATGGGGTATCCACCGGCATCAAAAAGAGCACCACCACCAAGAGCAGCCTTATAACGAAAATCTGTTTTTGTGTCTCTTGGAGGAAATTCAAATCCACTTCTAATGTATAAGATCTCACCTATTCGATTAAGATTTTCATTTATCCAGTTCCATTGAGTATGAAAAGGGAATCCATAATTTTCTTGAAGTATAACTCCGTTTTTATCTGCTAAATTAATTAGATATGTTGTTTGATAGGCATCTATTGTTAGGGATTTTTCACAAAGAACATTAATTTTTCTTCGTAAAAATGTTTTAATAGAATCAAAATGTTCAGATGGAGGCGATGAGATATAAACTAGATCAACTCCAATAATATCATCCGGATTGTCTGTCCATTTTGGAATTCCAAATTCCTCTGCATATCTTTGAGCTTTATGAATATCTCTACTACAAACAATAACTACTTCAATACCTGGGATTGCCTGAAATGCAGGAATCATTCTGCGTTTTCCAATATCTGAGCAATTTAGTATAGCTACTTTCATAAAGGTAAAGATGACATTATTGAACGTGTTTGTATGTTCACGTAATTGTTATATTGTAAGAAGGTTTTTAGTTGATTAAGAGTCATCCAAATGTAATTCCTTGGAAGTTCTAAATCTTCATTAACTTCTATGACAATATTTCTATTTTGTTCTTGATAAAATCTTCCACCTTCTTCGGATTGCATAACATCAAATAAAACAGAATCAGTATTTATTAAAGAGCTGTATTGCTCAAAGAAAGGAGATAGATCTAGATTTTCTTCAGACATTTGAATTGTTGGTGCCATTTCAACACCATCAAAAGATCCAATTTCATCTTTTAGTTGAACTAATAAGTGAAATACTCCATCAAATTTACGAGCAAAGAAACAACATATTCCAGTAGATTTAGGTTGAATAAGAGGTTGATCCCATTGAGAAGATTCACGATTTTCAATGAATATACGATAACCCACTACGTCGAAATACTTCTCATCTTTGTGTACTATCTTACCATCTATTAAATTCCAATCATGTGTTTCCGAAAGATAAATTAGCTTGGTTGAAGCCTCTCTTCTAAACTTAAGATCGGTGATTAAAGATAGAATTTCTGGATATGATTTCTGATATACGTCTTTACGAAGTAGAGAATCTATCCAAGAGGAATCATGTTGAATTCCACCAAGAAAATCTCTTAGCTCTAAATGTTCAAATGAATATGAACCAAAGTGAATACAACTTAAAACGGTTCGACTATCCATGTTCACTGTATTAGGATATCTAGTTAATGCAACAAGATCTCCAAGGGTCATCCATAAATAATTTTCATGTGATAACTCATCTTCAACTTCGATGATGATATTACGATTACGTTTTTGAAAAAATCTACTAGCTTGTTCGGATTGTAGCTGATCCACTAGGATTCTCGATTCGCCTTTTAAGAAGTATTCTACAAATGGTGTAAGTGCTCCACCATGAACTTTTGTAAAATTACTTTTAGTGGATTGTACAGTAGGTGATAGCTGAACTATATTGATATTTCCTGGTTCAATTTTAGCTTGAACTAGAAAATGAAGTACCCCATTGATTTGTTTGGTAATAAATCCCAGAATACCTATTTCAGGTTGATTGATTATAGGTTGATCCCATCCTCTTCCATCTAACTCATTACGTCTAATATGAATTTGATAGAATTTACCAGAAGTATGTTCAATTTTATGATCGTAGAATTTCCAACCATTTAGTTTATTAAGATCAATTTGTTGAATTGTATGCTTAACTAATGATCGTCTAGATTCAATCCATTGAAGAACTTCTTCATCGGATTTAGATCTGGTGTGTAGAGATTTTAGGAATAATAACCCTTGTCTTAATTTCAAAACATGTAGATATTTTTTACTACAAGCGGATCATGTCCTTAGACTTATAGTATTAATTATATGATTTGAAATTTATGAAGATTCATCTAATCACGGATTGCTCCAGCGGTATTGAACATAGAGAAATTAACTTTATGAGCTTTTCCGGTGATTCCATAAGAATTCTTAGAAGGTTTCAAATGTAGAGTAACTCCATCGTTTTTAACAACTTCATAAGGTGCACCAGCATAAAGAATTTCACTCCCTACCTCGATTTTAGCAAAGTCTTCAACTTTCATTTTCTCACCATAAGGTTTAATAAATCCTTCATTTAAGAAGTCTTCGAATGTAGGTATATGTTTCATTATAAAAATGCTTTGATTTTTTCATTGTATAATTTATCTAAAAAATGAACTGGATCATCTGACCAGAATTCAACTGCACATTCAGCTCCAGGAATCATATGACCACTAGCAGTCATATCAATTGCGATATATCCGGTTCCAGGACCAGAAGTTCTTTTACGAATACCAACTGACATTTCGGTAACTTTCATTCTACCCATTGGTTTTTGAAAGATTAATGTAATTGATGTGTAATCGTTATAACCTCGTGATTGACCTTTATTAGAAATAGTAGGAGGCGAAACCATGTTGGTTTTTCCATAACCAGCAGCTTCTACTGATTCAATATTATCAATGATAGTTTTGGGAAATGCTTTTAAACAAATATCTAGAATTTCTTGTGATATTTTAGATGGTTTTCCTTGAGAGTCATTGAACATTCCATATACTCTTTCTTCATTAAGAAATGTATCAAATGTAGGTATGTGATTGTTCATTATGCGGTTTTTGTTTTGTTTTCGTCTAGATCTTCAGCTTCAACATCAATATTTCCGTGTTTAGAACTACCGATAGTATACATGGCATTACCGTTACGAGCAAAGTAAACCTTTTCTACTCTAGCTTTATCGTTATCAAATTCAACCCAATCACCTACACTTAATTTGTGCTTTTTGGATTCGTTTAAAAATTCGTTAAATGTTGGTATGTGTCCCATTATGTTTTATATTTTTACGAGATTAACTTTGATTTTAGTTTCTCCCATGGACCAAGCAGTTAATAGACGATGATGTCCATCATATATTGCCAATCCATCAGGAAATTGAACTACATTAATTAAAGGCAATTTGTTGTATTTTTCAATCATTGCCTTTACTTTATTACTTTGAATATTTGGTTGAGTTATTTGAATATCTTTTACATTTACCATTTTAGGTTTTGCCGCCTTTTGGTTTTTTTCAAAAGTTTCAATAACTTCACTCCAAGTATGTTTGCTTCTATCGAATATACCATCTATTCGTTTTGCATCTTCGAATGTAGATCCTTTAGGCAAAACTTCTATTTTATCCATTGCGGAATCAACGGCTTTTGATTCGTTTAAAAATGATTCGAATGTAGGTATGTGGTTCTCCACAAGTTCTTTTGTTTTTATATTTATCTCTTACTTATATGATTATACAACAAAAGAGAACCCTTTCGAGTTCTCTTTAAAATGTTTTAGTAGATTGAGATTAAACGATGTTTTCTTCCCACCAGTCAGAACGGAATTTAATGTCTGGCATATCAACTTTTTCACCACCTGAGTAATCAGAAGCTAGTTCTCCGATATCTCCTGTAGGGAAACAGTCATGGAAAGTACGTTGCCAGAAAATATCTCCGGCACGATTGTAGTTTGTAACAACGAGTGTACCTACATAATCTTTCTTTAAACCTTGTTCACCGGTAAGTGGGTTATAGATTAAACGGAACCAATCGCGTAAAGTTTTGTATACGTAAAGTTCGTTTGCGTCATTTAAGTTAAGAGAGAAACTAACTGTTAAATCAGTAACAGTATCAGTAGGAACTCCCATTGCATAAGATCTTTTAGCGAACTTGTATTGTTGAGTGGTTGCTTCTGAACCTCTATCTTGTGTTAAACCTGCAATTTTGTTTACATGCTCAATCAAGATTTCTCCACCAGAAATAGATGATGGTGGAAGAATGTTTACCTCAAACAAGTTTTGATAAAACGGTTCGTAGTATTTAGTAGCCGCTTTACTGTTTAGAAAATGTGGTAATCCTGGCATTGTTTATTTGCTTTTTTTGTGTATTTTATTATTTATCTTAGTGCTTCGTTAAAGAATTGGCTAGGATCCTTGCGGATCCTAGCTTCATCAAATATTACATAAAGTTACCAGTTGAAATAGCACCAGTTCTTAGAATTGTAGTTCTGTGAACTAAGATACCCATTCCTCTAACAGGTTCGATGTAAGTATCAAGGATTCCAAAGTTGTTATCAATGATCTCAGTAGTGTTGTTAGTAGTATCCATGATGTTTTGGAAGTCGTAAACTCCACCATCAGCAAGAATTTGTGATAGGAAGTTATCTGCTAAAGTTTTAATTTCTAAACGATTGTTAGCAGTATTGAATTCCCAACGGTAATTTTTAAGGATAGCCTCAATTCCGTCTTGGATGTAAATTAACAACTCTCTTACGTGAACTTGTGAAAGAGCGGATTTTATAGTTTGTTGAGCAGTTTGGTTAGCGTTAATAGTTAAACCAAAACCTCTTTTGTTAACGATTGCGTTGTAACCAAATGGTTCAATTGAATCTAGATCTGTTCTATCGAAATTATATTCAACACCTACAAGACCAGTTCCTGTTACCACACCTCTACGAGGACCAGCAACGATTGAGTAAGGAAGTGCTTGTGTGTATTTGTCGATATAAAGGTTACCAACATAAGCGGCAGAAGGAACTGAAGTATTTTTTCCAGCTTCTCTGATAGTTAAGTTAGGACCATAGAAAGCAGAGTAGTTAGCACCATCAGCAATACCTGGTAAAGTGAATATGTTAGAAGGATTCAATGAAAGGTTACCACCATCAGCAATATAAGCAGCATCAAATTGAGTAGATGAGTTTAATTTGAATAGAGGGTTGGTACTATCTTTAAATTGTTTCACCGAAGGCATATTACAGATTGCCAATGCGGATTGACGATTCTTAGCAAGTTTAGTTAAACGAATCTTAGTTGCAGGTTCGATTGTTCCTTGGAATGAATCGATGATGTAACGGAAAGTAATAGTTTCACGATCAGCAAGAGCAGCCGCGATATTACTATTGTACATAACATCTAGAATCTCATTTTGACGAGTAGTACTTCCATCAGGCATTTGTCCACTTCTTAAAGTATAACCTTTAAGTGCAGTAACACGGTAGTGGGTTACAAAGTTAGAAGCCTCTTTATATCTTTCAATTTCACTAGTTCCTGAAATGTAGATAGGATCTACGGTTGTAATCTTGATCTTTTTGTAAAGAGCAGATGTAGGATCAGATACTTCACTAACTGAAAGAATTCTAGTTAAACGAGATTTTCCAGTAGTAGGATTGATAGTTGTAGCACCACCAGTTCCACCGAAGTTCTCAAGTAACAATTGATTTTTAATGATTTGACCATTGAAACCATTCAATCCTAAAGGACCAGTAGAACCATTATCTACCCAAACTACGTTAGTAGGATTTGTGTAAGAAGTTCCACCCCATAGAGGGAAAGATTCGTTGATATCACCAGTTAAAGTGTTAACCACATAAGTTGTTTGTGGAAGAATTGCAGTAGCTCCACTACTTAAATCTGAGTTAGTATAAGCATTAACTTCAATGTAGTTAGTGAATGCATTTAATACAGGAGCCTCATTACCGAATGCAGCAGCATTAGTAAAGGTAGCACCGGTAAAGTCGTTTGCAGTAACTCTAGTGAATTCAGCATAAGCAACTGCAGTAGCTCCAGTGTTGTTGATTTTAATTTTATCTCCATCAGTTATAATACCTGAAAGGTTAGCTTGATAAAGATCATTTGCAACCCCATTGAATAAATTACCACCTTCAGCGAAGTTGAAATTTACTGATTTGATAAGAGGTAAAGAAGCAGTACCACCAGCAGTTAATCCTGTAGCGAATAAACGATAGTAACCTTGAGCAACTGAAGTAGGACCAGTAACACCAGCACCAGCAACGTTAGAGATCTTAAGTGTTAAGATATCCGTTGAAGAATCATAAGATTCAGATGATAAGTAAGAGTAGTTACCTGAAGCACCTGCAACACCATTCGAAGCACCGGCTTTAATAAATGTGTTATCTACTGAGATATCGGTACGGAAAGTAGCGAATTCAGTAGCACTAGTAAATTTAGAAGAATAACCAGCAGGAAGTGAAGCAGAAGGACCATATACTAATAAAGTATCAAAGTGACCTACGTTAGAGTTCCAACCGTTTGTAGAAGAAGCGCCGGTTAATGAAGCAGAAGCGATCATCATAGCCTGAGCACCAGCACATAGAGTAGAACTATAAGTAGCACCAACTACTAAGCTATAAATACCGGTTGCAGCTACATAAGGAATTGCAGATACGATTGAACCGTAGTAAGATAAGAAATCTACCACAGTTGGTTCTTCAGATTCAATACCGTGACCAACTAAGTCGATCAAATCATCTCCAATAGTTTCAGGAGCATCATCGATAGTTTCTTGGTTAATACCTAGTAATAAACCAGTCTTAGAAGTTTCTAGGTTAACTAGATCTTGGATGAAAAGGTTATTACCATTTTTGTCTTGGAATTCAGGAATTAAACAACCAGTGTAAACACCAAGTACGTTAACTGAATTTAAGTTTAAGAATTGAGTTAATCCGTCTAAAGAATTTCCAAAAGAATCAGAGATGGTTGTTTTCAAACCAGTTGAATCGAAGTAAGTTCCGTAGATAGGATCGATTGCAAGGGATTGGTAATCTGAGAAGTCACCTTCAACGATAATCAAATCGATCATGTAATCAGAGATGTAATCGTTTTCATTGATGAAATCTGGCACTTTACCAGTTCCGTACCAATCTTTAGCTAATACATCAAAACCTAAAGTTGTTGATTTCTTAGTAAAAATTGAGATGTTTTTTCTACCAACGTTTGCAACGTTAAGTAATCTTTGAGCAACAACTGATTGGTAATCAGAGTTATCAGCAGTGTCAATAAGTGCTTGAGCATCAGTAAACCAGAATTTATCTTGGTTAAAGTAATTTGATACTGGAGCATATTTAACTGGTGAATTGGCTTGCCAAGACGCAGTAGAAATAGAACGGAATTGTGATTGATCTAAAGTATCGTCAAGATTCAATAGGTTCAATACAATAACCGGACCACGATCAAGAGAAACAAGAGCCGTTCTGTGGAAGAACGAACCTTTTCTTTCTAATGTAGTATCAATATCTCCGAAAATTTCTTTGAAGAAGACAGTGTCTTTACAAAGAACCGGAGTATTAAAAGGTCCTTTTTTTGAGAATCCGATAATTAAACGGATTGTCTCAGATGGGATGTTGGTAATTTGACTTTTGTCAAATTCCAAACGATAGACACCTGAGGATTTGAATTGTTGTAGACTAGGTGATATTGCCATTGGTCGTCGTTATTTTTAATTATATATCTGGGATTTTCTGATATGTATTAGGTGACTAAAAAATATCATATATTTCTCCATTGTCATCTCCGATTTCATCTATCATCTCTTCAATTTTGGCAATTTTTTCATCGTCTAAGAATTCGAAGAACTCTTCTACGATATCGGCAAAATCTAAAGTATCAAAGAAAGATGATACCGAAACTGCTGTCATGATGATGTCATCATTTCCAGTTTGTGCTGAATATGTTCCAGTAGGATTTCTAGAAAACAAAGAGGCTTCGTGTATAGATTGTTTCTCATTTAGCTGGATTTTACCAGACATAACTAAGGCTTTCATCTTTTCACAATAAATCTTTTTAAGATCTTTGTTCAATCGAAGACCGGGTTGTTTAACTTTGGCTCCTACTCGATGGTGATATCTAACTACCGAATCCTCATCAAAATCATTGGATGTTGGATAAAGCGTAATCAGGTTTTTCATCAACTCTGCACCATAAACATTGTACTCAATAACTAAACGAAGATTTTCTTGTTCAAATATTTTAACCGACATTGTATAAAGAACTTTTGCAAAATTCTCGATTGAATGTATATTTGAACGAAATAAACCGACTTGCTTTAACGAAAAGAAGTCAGTGATTCCACCAGGAGATTCTAGTTTTTCGATATCTTCGTATGATAAAGAATCAAGTTCGAATATATTTATCACTGAATGGTCGCGTCCTATTCCTTCGGCCAGATCTATTCCAAATACAAAAAATCTTTTGGGATCTTCAATATATAATGGATCAAAATCTGGGTGCCATTTTAGTTGAGAATAATCTAAACCTAAATCATCGAGTGCATCAAATTCATGGAATATATATTCAACCTCATCTCTCTTAAGTCTTTTAAGTTCATCGGATGAAAGTAGAAGATTCGATGACGATAAGAATTGACAACCATATTGTTGATTAAATGCTTCAAGCGAACCTAAATTAGCAATCTCTCTCTCTTTCCATTCTTCATCTCTACCAGGAACCTGCCACCAATCGACTCGCATCGCTTTATATTCGTTAGTTCCATCGACAGCTGAACTGTATAAATCATGAAATAGATCAAATCCATTAGGCGTACTCGTTATGATTACTCTGGATATTTTAGATGATGATAGCGTTGGGTATACATTTTCGTAGAAGGTTCTCTTAATTCCTTCTGGAATGTGCGCAAACTCATCTATAAATAGCAAATGGATGGTAAATCCAATACCACCAGTTTTTGTAGTATTCTGACCAATGATACGACATTTATTATCAAATATCATGGTCATAACGTCTTTCTTATTAACACCTGGTTTTAAGAAGAATGGAAGACCTTCAACGATAGCTTTGATCTTATCCATGATTTCTTTGGTGGTGGCACCCTTATTGGACATAAGAAGTACGTTTTTATCAAAGTGAAATAGGAGATACCAAGTTAAGAAGATTGATGATGTGATGGTTTTACCAATCTGACGAGATGCCATAAAGATATTCCATCTATTTGCTTGATATGATCGAAGTACATCTTCTTGGTAAGGACGAAGATTAATTTTCATATAACCTTCATCGGTCATTACTGTACAATAATGATTGGCAAAATGAATGATGTCTTTAGCACATTTCTTTATTTCTTCGTATTCCCAATCCGTATATTCAAAGACGATATTTCCTTTTCGATAATTTGGATCTCCTTCATAAAATGGATGTTCTGCCGTAGCATAACCTTCTTCCATTGCCACAAGGAGTTTTTCAACTTTCGCGGAAGTCCATATTACTTTATCATCTTCGGAATTTTCCTCTTTATATTCTTTTACTTTAAACATAAATTATAGCTTTTTGAACGAATATCCATGTTCAGTTGCCCAAGTATATGCAATCTTTAAGATCTCAAGCGAATTAAATCCTTCACCATTAATATGAAATACGAGAATATTTCCAGGCTGAGTATTTTGTGCTAAATAAGCTAATGCAACTTTGTTTGGATTAGGTAACTCTGGTGCACTCTTATCGAATACATGTCCTGCCCAAGATGCATATCTAATTCCTAAAGGATCTAGGATATTAAATGTGTCTTCGTTAGGTTTTCCGTAAGGTGAACGATACCATTTTACCTTTCGTTTTACCTCATTCTCAATAAAATTTACACAAGAATCAATATCATATGTTTGTTCTCGGAAATCTTGATTGGCAGGACGTTTATGTTCGTATCCATGACCACCGATTTCAAATTGCGGTGATTGTAAGAATGATAGGTCTTTTGATTTGTTTTCTTTATACCATTCAATATTTAGGAATATTGTTGCTGGTATTTTATTTTCTATTAACCAATTGATGATACTAAAATCTACTATGCTGGTTGGACATGTATCAAAAGTTAGATAAAGGACCTTCTCTTCCGTATCAATTCTAGTGAATTGCTTGGGATCTAGCTCTTTATCGTTATGTCCGGTAATTTTAATGTAATCATGAAAGGTTTTAAATGTACCTTTAATTGGCTTAATCATTTATAGTTCATCTTGATTTTCTGAGTCAAAATCCGTTTCTTCGATTTCTTCTCCATTGATTTCAGATTGAATGTCTCTCATTAAATTTCTAGTTCCTCTATTAACGGTTGCAATCTGCGGTTTTGAATCTTTTGGTGTGATATCAATTGAATCTCCATAGATATCAATATCACGTTTAAGTTTTTTCATGTTCTCTTCAGCAGCCATCATATGAAGTGTTTGATGTTTCATAATATCTAACATGGTTTTTTGTAAACCGCCAAGAACTTCAAACATACGTGGAGAAGCTTCACCAGCATCAATTGATCGTAATAAAGTAACAATAGCATGTTCAGCAGTTCTCATCTGAAACATTAGATTACTCATTGTCATTACATCAATTTTAGCTTTGAGTGTAATGTATTCATTCTTTTGTATTAACTCCTGTGATAGGTAGAATTTCAAAAGAGAATTCATTAACTTCTTAGCTTTGTTTTGTGCTATATCTTTTTCTCCGTCATAATCTAAAGGATCTGTTACTTGAAATGCAGGTAATCCTCCTCCTGACAATACTGGAGTAGAATTTGATTGTTGATCTTCTGCTAACAAATCATCTATAGATTTTCTTACTGGATCGTTTTTATCTTCCATAGTTATTTGTGGATGCATCTAATAGCATCTCTTCGGTTTTATTATTATTTGCAAAAAAAGCTTAAATGAATCAAAGAATGTACTGAATCTGACCAGTGATTATTAACATATAACCTTTATCTAAGGTGATCGAGGAAATAATATAGTTCTTCAGGCAGTACTAGTAAGTTACTAGGTAATTCTCCTTCATTCTTCCCATTTCATTATCTAACATACTCTTTAACTAATCTAAGTGGAGGTATAGCATTGTCTATCGCCAAAGATAAATGAGAATCTCTTACTACATATTGATTTAGAACCACTGGCTGTTTTTCTTCTTCAATGGATTCGTTCCAAATTCTTACATTGGTTATTCCAATAGTTCCTCCTAATAAAGAGAAAGCGGTTGAGGTAGGTTTTACTTCTTCTGGTATCATCGAAACATTTTCGGTATAGACTAACTGAAGATCCGTAGTCTTTTGTGCAGTTGGAGCCGCTTGGGACCATTTCATTTTCCAAATATGTACTGATGCTTGTGAAAAGTCATTAAGTTGATTAACCACTATAGCATACCATTCTTCTCTATTTAGTTGAGGGAAGTTATGATTAAATTGAAGAGTTTGATTATTGATCTTAACTTCAATCCCGCTAGTTACAACGGTATTATTGACATTGTTATAAAGCAAATTAATTTGATAACCTTTATTCTCATCATCATTATATCCATTCAATAAGGTATCATAAGTATTTGTTTGACTTGTCCAATTTGATTTAAGAGGTTTGAACCATGCAGAAAATGCAGTATGTTCTTTTACAGGTCTATTTACGGCTAATTTATATTTCACGGCTAATTCATTTTGCTTAATTCCAGCATTCAATTCATAGAAGTATTTACCAACTACGGTGAAGTAGTTATTTAAGTCATATGTTTTTATTTGTAGATCTTTATTAACAAGAGATCTAACTTTATCAAATCCTCCAATGTTTACTGTTGTATATTGATCAGGCTTTGTTATTTTCAAGAATTCTTTGTCAATTTCTGGTTGAAGAACCTCATCAAAGTTTTCAGTTAAGTTATCTACATAATCATTGATCTCTTTGATATCTCTCATTACGTTAAGTTTATCCTGCCATTTATAAAGCATTACTTTGTAATAAACTTGAGACATCATAAAGTCTCTGTATAAATATGCCGAATGAACTTCAAACATACGATCAATTAAAGGAAAGTACAGATAATCTTTTTGTTCAGGTAAATCATCTACACCGAATGCTCTTTCGAAGTGATCTCTAACAATATGAATTTCAATACCTTCACCGAAATCCATATCATAAGGTAAGAAAGATATTGAGTTATCAGGGAATGTGTTATCCGGCACCATGATTTTGATGTCTTTAACATCAGTCACGTTGAATAAAGAGTATTCCTTAAGTACTGCATCAGCCGAAGCCGTATCGGCTTGAGTTTTGAAATAACGAACACAATGACCAAACATCTCAGATACAGCACAAGCAGCTTCTCGATAGAAGTTGATTGCTGGATTCATTAAATTGTAAGGTTGAAATAGAAGTCTTGGATCGCAATCGATTCTAACTCCAGTATAGAAATTTTGAGATGGCGAACATTGAGCATAACAAGAGGCCTTTCCAAAAGGCGATTCCACCATTTGTTCAGCAGGATTTCTAGTCTCATATTCCATTGCCATTTGAGTAAGAGTTCTCGTTCCT